CAAAAGGCCCATGGGTCCGCTACTCCGACTACGCCCGCCTCCAAGAGCAGGTAGAGGCGCTGACGAAGGAGCGGGATCATCTGATCAACCGCGTTTCCGACAAAGCCAACGAAAAGATTCGCGAGTTCAGGCGCGCCGAAGCAGCCGAAGCCGAGCGGGACAGACTGCGGGCGGCTCTGGAGCGCATTCTGAATGCGGCAGGATGTGGTGTCGATTTATACAACGACGCTTCCGGTAGAGAGGCCATCAAGGCTGGCCGTGCCGCCCTCCAGAAGGAGCCGCAGCCTTGACCCTCTCAGAAATGATGGAGCGCGCGAAGCGGGCTTATGCCGATATGACGCCGCAAGAGAAGAAGGCGCACGACGATGCGCAACGAGCATCATGGGTTCGTGGCATGACGGCACGGTGCGAGCATGGGATTGTTGATTTCGAGCAATGCCCGGATTGTCAATCTATAGCGCAATCATCCCTCTCCGCACAGGGGCGCGATGATGGAAGGTGAGCGCACGGAGGCGGTGAGGGCACAGCCCGTGTCCGACGATTTTCTCAAGGCCGTGGCACGCATCATCGGTTCGGCCTCGGCGGCCGAACGTGCACTGGCCGAGCGCGACCGCCGTATTGCGGCCGGCGAGGATGTCTGCGTCCTATGGGACGATGACCGCGGAATATTACTCGTCGGCCCCCGCCCTCTCGGAGATGGCGAATGACGAGGGCGGCCTTTATCCCCAGCGTATACACACCAGCGCAGATTGCCGAGCGCTGGCAGTGTTCGGAACGGCATGTGCGCAATATGATAGCGTCCGGCGAGCTTCCGTCCTTCCGGTTAGGCGGGAAGCTGTTGCGCATCCGTGCCGAGGACGTGGAGGCTTTCGAATGCCAGAATGGCGGCTCACAAGGCTCAGGGGAGAATTCTGCGTCACATGGGACGACGCCAGCGGAATCCGCCGACGTTATAGCCTTGGAACAGCGGATCCAAAGGAAGCAGCCCTCCGCGCCCCGGCTCGATACGCGGAACTCACACGTCCCCGCGGCAAGACAGTAGCCGATCTGTGGTCAGGCTACGAGGCCGACATGGCCGGCCGTGCCGTCGTTGGCACTATGAAGCACACATGGAAGGCATTGAGGGATCGGTTCGGGCCTGTCGAGGCCGTGGCCGTCTCCATAGCGGATTGCCGGGCTCATATCGAGCAGCGCAGAGCCGCTGGAATCAAGGATGGCACGATTCACACCGAATTGGGGCACCTTCGTATGGTAGTGCTTTGGGCAAAAAAACATGGCCTTATTGATGTCGCGCCTGACATCGAGCGTCCTGCGAAGCCTGAAGCGAGATCGGATCACTTGACACGAGGCGAAGTGGCCGGGCTACTGAACGCGGCCAATGCTCCGCACGTCCGTCTCGCCATCAATCTCATGATTGCGACCGGGGCGCGGAATGAGGCCGCGATGCAATTGACGTGGGATCGGGTGGATTTCGAGCGGCGGACAATCCAACTTCGAAACCCATTCGATCGCAGTCGGCGGAAAGGGCGCGCCACCGTCCCGATGAACGACAGCCTCCATGATGCGCTCAAGACGGCTAAGGACGGAGCGATGACACCGTTCGTCATCGAATGGGCTGGGCGGCCGGTAAAGTCGATCAAGCGCGGCCTCAAAGCTGCCGGCGCCGCCATCGGCAGAGACGATGCCTCCCCGCACATGCTGCGACACTCTGCGGCCGTTTGGCTGGCGGAAGACGGCCATTCCATGTGGGAGATTTCTCAGTATCTCGGCCACGATGACGTTAAGACGACGACGCGCATCTACGCTCGGTTTTCGCCTACTCATCTGCGCAAGCTGGCCGACAGTTTGAACGTCTGAGGTTCGCTGAACCTCATGGGAAATATGTGAAAGTTCGCAGAAATCGGAAATTATATAACGATATCAGAGGACCGAATGGTGGGCGTGACAGGGATTGAACCTGTGACCCCTACGATGTCAACATTGCTCCCCTGCCCGAACACCGTAGAATTCCGGGAACTGGGCACTACGCAAAATTGTATATGACGTCGTTTCCGGCATTATGTTCTCTTTGTGTTCCGAATCGCAGGTTCAGCGAACCTATAGGGAACTACGTACACAGGCCATGCATCCAGTCTTCCCCCTCCCCGAGATCACCTATCCTCTCCGCCTCAACACGGTCGGGAAGCTGCTGGCACTTGGCTACGGAATGACCGCCTATTGCGACACGCTCGGCTGTCACCACCGGTCCGAGGTGAACCTGTACCGGCTAGCGCAACGAATCGGCCGGGATCATTCGAGCATGCACGATGATATCGTCGGCTACTTCCACTGCTCGGAGTGCCGAAAAGCCGGTCGGCCAGATCGAAACATCTCGTTTCGGCTGGGATGCTGCTCATATCCGCATTCGAATGTTGGGAGCCGGCATTCGACATTGGTCCACACTGGCGGTCGAGGCGGCTGATGACGCTGATCGATAGAGCGGGGGCTGACCGCTGAAACGCAAAAGGTTTGCCTTGGCCGAGCACCGCGCAGAGGGAGGGCGAGCGGCATCTGTGATGCCCTGAAGCTTAAACTCAATGCGATAATACCGCATTTCCCTCTTGACTATGCGGTAATACCGCACTAAATTTTCAACATGGCGGCGAGGAAATCGCAGGCCGATTGTCAGAGGAGACAGAAATGACCACTTCCCATTATGTAGCCCTGTTCGCCGGTGAGATCATTGGCGAGGCCGCCACCGAAGCCGAGGCTTTGGCGCTGATCGGCGCGACCGAGGCCCATAACATCGACTTTTACGATGCAGAGGACGGCCCTAGCGTCCAGGGCTATGAGCCCGATGGCAGGGGCATCTGGATCATCGATCCAGTCGTCTCCTGATGGCCACCGCAAGCGACATTACGGGCCGCCGTTTTGGCGGCCTGACGGTGATTGAGCGGGCGGAGCGTATTCGTTTCGCCGGTCGCTACATGTGGTCGTGGCGCGCTCGCTGCGACTGCGGGCGTGAGGAAACCTATCCCCAAAAAGCGCTAAGCGGGAAAAGAGGGGTGCGCGCCTGCTCCCTGTGCTCGCGGCCGATCTGCGATATCTGCGGCAAGCCTTTCGAGCGGACCAACCCCAATCAGAGGCGACATGATGGCGAATGCAGCCTGGAGGCCAAGCGCCGGATGTATCGTGAAAGCTACTATAAGAAAGTCGCGACGATTCCGGGCTTTAACCAGCGCCGCGCCCATGCCGATTTCGAGCGCAACCCGGACGCAGTAAGGGCGAGGCGGCGGGAGGCCAATACTCGCCTGCGGGAAAAGGTCAGGACAGATGCCGATGCCACTGAGGCGCGTCGGACCTATGATCGTGAGTATCAACGGGCGCGGCGCCAAGCCCTCCGGGCCGACCCAGTTGCTTATGCAGAATGGCTGGCGATGCGGCGGGAAAGGCAGCGGGGCTACCAGGCGGAGTGGGCCAGGCAGCACCGCGCATCGATGGATGATGCAGACAGGACGCAGCTAAAGGAAAGGCGCAGGGAGTGGGAGCGCCTGCGTAGCCTTTCCGATCTTGTCGCCCTGGGAGAGAGGCTGAAAGAGAGGCTGAAGAATGAGTGAAATCGTGTCCAAGGTCAACGTCATGTCCGCCGCCTACGAAAAGCTCGTGGCCATGCCGACACCGGACTTGCGGGAAGAACTGGCGCGCGCTCTCACCATCACGGCGGATTCGCTGATGTATCTCGCGGCCGTCTGGAAAGAACTGGAGCAACGCGGCGAAGACCTGTCTGACCTTCGCACCGGGCTGGGCGTATACGTGCCGCTGATCGCGGCCGGACACCTTGCCGCCGAAGCGGTGGTGGCTTTCGCAGGCCGCAAGCGACTGCTTGCCAAGATCATGCAGCTTCCGGTGGATCGTCAGCTTTCGCTCGCGCACGGGGAGCGAGTCCTTGTCATCGATCACGATGATGACGGCTCTCCCATGGAGCGGGAGATGCCAGTCGCTGCGCTGACTATGGAGCAGGTGGATCTAGTTTTTGATGACGGGCGTATCCGACTGCCTACGGAGCAAAAGTGCCTGTCGAAAAATGGCGGCGGTAGCTCAAGGCAGTCAGTCGTCATGATAAAGATGGCAGCCGAGGAGCATGCCAGGCTCAAGGCATCGGCCGCTAAGCGAGGCGTGACAATGCAGACGATGGTCCGCGACGCACTCAAAAAGGAGAGAATAATATGACCTCCCTTTTGGCGCAGGCGCTTGTCATCCGTGAGCTTCGCGGCGATGAGCACACGTCGATAAATGGAGCCGCGCTTGCAGCACTACGATCAGATGTGCTGACCGGTGATCACGCAGACCATCCCGCCATCCATGACGCCGCAACGGTGCGCGATCAGATTTACGCCATTGTCATGGCGGACATGCCACCACCGACCGACTTGGTTGCGATCCTGCTGGAGACCCTATCGCAACGCCTCGGAGGTGTCGGCCACGCAGCCGCATGGCGGTCCATCGGCATCAATCCCAATCGCGGCCGCGATCTACTGGCCCGCAATGCAAAGGCGGTCGACTGGCCAATCTGGAAGACGCTGAGAGACGCTGCGCTACTATGAGCCGCCGCCTCAATCGACCGATATCCCGGCCTCCCTCGCCGCAGCCTCGAAGGCATCTCGCGCCCGAGCGCGCGCCTTGGCATCCATGTGGCTCTGCATCGCCTTGAGGACCGCCCTGCGCGCTGCCCGGAGCTTCGGCCCGCTGGCGCCGGGCCAGCCTTCGGCCAACAACCGTGCCGCCTGCACCGTATTGCTGACATTGGAGACGGTCGATACCCCGTCGACCAGGACACGCACCGGCCTGTCCCACCATCCTCGATCCGCGACCATGACGCACTCCTGAGACGCTACCTGATGGGAGCGATTCTAGGATTCGACGCGCCGAAGGGGAGTCCGAAAACGCAAAGAAGCCCACCCCGGCGAACCGGAGCGGGCCGTTGCCTAAGATGCGGCCGTAAGGTCCGCCGCGCGATCACGCTACCATGGGAGCGGGCGGGCGCCTCGGCCAGGGCTGATCATGTAGAGGGCCAGACGGACGACTTCACGGCGGCGGCCGACCCGTCATCGCATACCAGTATCCGGCCGCGCCGGCGGCCGCTGCCAGAAGCGCTTTGCCGACACCCCACATCATCTGTCCCAGCCTGCCGGCGAACATCACGCGATCTCTGACGCGCTCCAGCTCGGCCGTGGTAGGCCGGATGCCGTCAACCGACTTTTCGAGCCCATCGAGCCGGTGCTTGATACCGAGGATTTCAAGCCGCATCGCCTCGGCCGCCTCATAGCCGCGGCGCCGGCTTTCGGCGGCCTCATGGCCCTGCTGAGTGAGCACGGCCAGCGATGCGACCATAGCCTTGATCTGTTCTTCAAGGCGCACTTGCCGTTCGGCCATGGATTCGCGGGTCATTTCCAGCACCCCCGTGCTCGGCCGAAGCGATCGGTGGCGACGAGGTAGCGGGAGATCGTCTCCTCACGCTGCACGAGGCTCACGGGATCATTCGCCTTCGGCGGCTGTCGCCAGCCGGCGCAATTGCTCGCACTGGTCTGGCAGCCCGCCAAGGTCAAGGCAGATGCGATAGCGATCCATGCCGTCCACTTCATGGTCGATCCCTTCCCGTTTCACGAATGCGGCGACATCGGCCTCCAGTCGTTCCACAGCGGCCTGTTGATGCCCGTCATGCCTGCCGATGAGATAGAGCGGCCCGGCGGCCAGCAGCACGCCAGCGACCGCGCCCGCCCCGAGCTTGAGCCAGTCGAGGAGTCCGAACATCAGCATGATCTCCAGACGCCATCGGTCAGATAGCCATGCCAATGCGGCCCGCCATTCGTCTTGAGCGCTACCGATTCCCGGACCGTCGGTTTATCGCGAGATCCGTTCCAGAAGGTCCAAGCGCCAGCGCCAGCCACCTTCACCGCGCCAATATCGCCGCACCCGCACGGACATTGGAAATGGAAACCCGAGGGCGAATTGCCCTCAGCGTCATAGAACTTGATGCTCCCGGCGGGAGCATCGATGATGCTGTCAACCCGTTGCGCCGCAACCGGATCGGTCTTGACCTCGCCCATCGCCTCAACCCTCCACCGCACCGCGGATATCCTGCACGGCGGCGATGATCTGCCGGCGCAGCAGGAGCACGACAATCAGGCAGCCAAGCGCCAGGCCGCCGATCGCCAGCACGGTCTGCCAGTCGGCACCGAGGAAGCCCGCCAGGCCGACGCCGCCCGAGCCGAAGATGCCGGTGATCCAGCCCCAAAGGCTCGTCTTGCTCTTGACCTGATCTTCGACCGCCCCAGGAACGACCGGCTTCGGCACCTCGACGGGAACTTCGATCTTGACCGGCGGCGGCGCATCCGGCTCGACGGACATCTTGAGCGCGTCGGCGCGCACCGCCGAGACGCGGGAGGTCCAGCCCTTGCCGAACGTCGGCCACGTCTTCAGGCCCTTGAGAAACGTCATGCGCTTGTCGCACAGGTCGTTGATGACCGTGGCGCGCATGAGCTTCTTCGTTGCGGCAAGCGTGGACGGGCCAATCTTGCCGTCGACTTTCGCGCCAACCGCCTGCTGGAGGAACTTCGCCGCTCGATCCGGACCACTGTTCACGGCGAAGTCGAAGACGGCGAAGTCGATGCCGCCGGGGAGTTCGGCGCCCGCAACCGCGTCCCAATAGTGGCGGCGATAGACAGTGGCCACCTGTTCGTCGGTGATCTTGCGCAGATCGTCCTTGGTGGCGCCCGGCTTCACGAAGCGGCGAAAATTGGCGAGGGTAACGCCCTTCATCGTGGCGCCACCCGGATCGGCCGGATGATCCGACCATCCGCCCTCATGCTTCAGGACGAGCGAAAGCGCCCGCGAAAAGTTGCGGTCCATGGTCATATCCTTTCAAATGTGGTTGGATTGCCGGCATGACCGGCTACGATAAATCGCCCGAATACGGAGGTCGCCCTGTCACTTGGGTGGCATGGGCCGGCTTGGTGGCGGTGATCGCGGCTATTGCGGGCTGGGCGATCTGGTCAGGGTGATTTCCTGAAAGCGAGAAATATTATGCCTACTCACCCAATTTTATTGAGGCTCGCTAAGATCGAAGATACCAATGATCTCTTCGACTGGCGAAACGTCCCCGTCGCACGGGGAAACTCCGTCAATCCGGAGCCGCCGCAATTGGACAGCCACATTGCATGATCGGTTCATTGCCCGCTGCACCTACCCGGCCTCCCAATAATACACAACGGCGTTCGTGTTCGCCGCGCCGTTGACGGTGAAACCGGTTGTGGTGAACGCGATAATCGTAGGCTGACTGGAAATGCCATTCGCGACTTTTGCCGCAACAAGCGTTCCGTCGTTCTTGTAGACTCTCACCCGGCTCGGTGGATAGCCAACAAAGACTGCTCGCGAGGAAGTCCCGTCACCTTGATAGGCGCCAGAACGCGGGTCATTCCCCCGGGAGGAGGCGCCCGAAAGATTGTGCTGGACGGCGTCCCCGGTAAGCATTATTACCCTGACACTACACCCCAGCCAGTACCCATCGCCATAGACTGCCTGCCAGTTGGCTGGTACGGAGTGGATCGCCTCGTCAATCTTGACAGATCGCACCCCATTGCTCCCACCAGTGATCTTCGCTAGATATGGAGACGCTATAAAGCAGTCGTAGTATGTGTTGTTGGCGATCGTAACACCAGTAACAGCGGCACCGGAAGGCAGTTCAGCGGAGAGAACCGGCACATCGCGGCGAACAAACGTGTTATTTGCTACGATCAGCCCATAAAACGAGGAAATAAACCTGATTAACGGGTTGTCTCCGCCCTGCCTCCCATTGTTGGAATTGGATATGACATTTCCAGAGATATTAATTGTGTGACCGGACACAAGATCAAAGAAACATGCGTTTATATCGTTCCACCCCATATACCAATTGTTGGCGGAAAACTCGACTTCCTTCGCGTAACCCTTGATGATCTTGGCGTAGCTGTCGCACTGGTTTCCCGTAATAGTGAAACCGCGAGCATTCTCGGCGTTGTTGGAATTTACCCTGAAAAGATATTTCGAAAGTCCATGAATGCGAGAATTTCTTACCGTGAACCCACGGAAACCGCCCTCCCAAGAGCCTAAATTTCCGGCAGGTCCAGGGACAAAATCTTCTTCTGCTGGGAAGTCCAGGACGAAGGCATCATCATAGAGAGCGGAGGAAAGCACGCAGTTGTCCACCGTCAGACCTCTGCCTTTCAGTTTTCCGATGTGTCGGGTGTTCGCAAACAGGCAATTGAAGAACGCCCAGTCTTGATCAGCTCTGCCGTCGTCTCTTGCCGACGTGAACAGTGCGGCAGCTTCTACGTTTCCAATACCCCGGAAGATAAGATTTTTGAAATTGTAAGCTTCTTGCTCAAGACGGAACCCATCCGTGGCCCCGTCTAAGAACTGGATGGCGGAGGTTGGAGAATACTGCCCCTCACCCGTGATCGTGGTGTTGATCTTGCCGTAAGGAATCGTGAGGTTACCCACGTAGACCGTGCCGGAGGGCAGCACAAGAGACCCGCCAGACGGCGTTACATCAATGGCTTTCTGGAAGGCTATAGTGCTGTCAACTATGTCCTCGGGGGCATCGGTCAAATAATCCCCCGCCACAGATCCAAAAGCTTCGAGGTGGTAAGCTCCGTCGATCGGCAGCACATAGAGCTTCACGCCGCCGGCCGTCTCGACATGATGGTCAGAGGCGTCCGATGCGGCAACCTGATATGAAAAGACGCCAGCCTCAAATTCGTCGCCCTCGCTGACCACCGCGTATGTGGTCGCGGTGTCGGCCAGCATGAGGGGGATGGTCTTGAAGCGCCTTTTCGGCGTTCGCGCGACGAAATTCGCCTCGACGTTGCCGCGCAGGGCCAACTTCGTCGGCTCCACCGAAAGATCGGGATTGTCGACAATCGGCGGCATGGGGCCGGGAATTCTGATCTCGATGATTTCAATGTTAGACATCGGTGTTCATCCCTTCCCGTACGTTCATGTACCCGGCAATAAGCGTCTCTTCCGATCCGCCAATCTGCCGTTCGATTTCCCACTGATTGAACCGTCCTGGCGTGAACTCACGGGTCTCAGCGGTGGTGAAGGACAAGACGAAGACGCCGCCGGCCACATCGGTCGGGACAATGGTCTTCTCCATCTCCGTCCCGTCGCTCTTTTGAGCGGTGAAGATCAGCGTCGAGCCAGTCAGGTCGAACGGCGTCCCATCATCGGAAATCAGGTGAAATTCCAAAGACTTGTCGTTCCCTTGTCTTAGGCAAAGGTCATAGGTCGGCACGGACATGCGCGCTCCCGATGTTCATAGGTTCAATAAAGACCGCCCTTCCCGGCGTTCACGGACGCGCGGGCAGCGGCTGATATGCTGCGCCCGCCACCGCCCTTGGAGACGCCGGACAGGCTTGGCGCGGACGGAAACCCGAGACCGCCGACAGCACGCGCCATGTGCATCGGGCCGGCGAAGGTGGCGACCGTAGGTCCTGCAAACGGGTTGTGGTTGACCGCGAAGTTCTGTCCGAGCGCCGAACCAATAAGACCGCCGATAGGACCGCCGATCATGCCGCCGACCACTGAGCCGCCAAGTCCCCCGAGGCCGCCCATGACCGTATCGCTGACATTGTCTCCCGAAAAAGCCGAGCCGATCGCGTCGCCTATGCCGCTGAATGCCTTGCCAATGCCGCCGAACAGGCCGCCGCCAGACGAGCCCCCATCGTCCGCGCTATCACCCGAAACGAAGCCCTTTCTCACGCCGACCGTCCGGCCAGAAGGGTCGGAAATCGTCGTTGTGTTGAATGCCGGCGAATAGTTGTAGCTGAAGCCGAGGCTGTCTCGGGATAGCGTGTTGCCATTCGTGGCAACGGCCATGTCGGTCAGGCCGTTGTGGAAATCGTAGGACGCCTGAGAACCAGTCGGAACAGACGGCGCCGGCGGCGAATAGGCCGGCGCGGCAACCGGTTGGGGCGCATAGACCGGTGCCGGGGCCACATAGGTCGGCGGGGCCATCTCGACCGGCTCGGGCTGGGCAATGGATACCGGCGCGGGCGCTTGCGTCACTGCTGGCGGTTCATAGCCATATCCCGGCAAGTTCGTCGTGCTGTAAGCCGGAGCAGGCTTGCCAATCGGATTGTTCGCCACCTCCGAGATCGACCCATTGTCGGTATCCTGTGCCATCGCAGCGATAGCCCGGGCAGCGGGGGCGTCCTGCGGAGAGGTATAGGACATCCTGCTATAGTCGGGCGCGTTGTCGATATCCGGCGCCACCGATGTCGTCTTGACCGATTGAGCCGGGATGCCAGCGAACTGGCCGGCCGTGCCGCCGAAGAAGCCCACGCTATCCGTATCCGGCGCGCTCGGGGTCTGGCCGGCAGGCGGGCTGAACGAACTGGTCTGGACGCTCTGAGCGGGGACGCCTGTGCCCGCCTCAATCTTCCCGATCTTATCCGATAGGGATGCCGTAAGGGTCGGCGCGTTCGGATTGATCGCAGGCGCCGTCCCGGCTTCCGATGGTGTCGGCGGGTTGCTGAATGGCGTCGGCTGGAAGCCCTGTCTGGCTGCCTCGATAGTCTGCGCCAAGACGGGATTCATGCCTCGGATGGTCTTGCCCTTGCCCCAGCTCTTGCCTTGTCCGGTAAGGTCAAGATGCGCCTCGCCGGCCGCCATGTATCCCGGCCCGAACCCGATACCAGGCTGCACGCCAGAGACTTCTTGCCGATTGTCGTATGCAAAGCGGCTGACCATATCCATCATGCGGTTCGGATTGGTCACTATCCTTCCTTGCGGATCGACAACATGGATATCCGCCGCCAGCCCTGTCTTGTGTCTCGTGGAGCCGTGCTGCCGCCCAGGGTTCTCCATGCCCGACTGAACAGCGACTGAGTAGTCGGGGCCAAACGTTTTCGCGACACTATCTCTGATCGCATCCGTGATCACGGAACTGGGCATATTCGGCCGAAATTTCCCAGGCGATAGGTTGTTTATCAACCCAGCCCTCAAACCGTTCGGTGCCAGCGCCGCCATGCCAAGCCCGCGCTTCGAGGAAGCGCCGTCGTCGGCAGATGCGTATGAGGACATTGCCGGCGAGGCGGCGACGGCATTGGTCGGCGATGGCGCGATGTATCCCGCCGCCGTCGCGATGGCCCGGTTCTCCGGGTCGTCCTTGTAGACGTGGGCGGCCGTCTGTGCAGCCGTTTCCAGATTGCTCGGGAGATTGTCGACCGATGCCGGCGTCGCGTAGTAGGTCGCGCTCGTCACAGGCCCTTTGGTCATGACCTGATTGAGAGCCATCTCCGCGAGAGCGCGCAGTCGTTCTGTGCCAGGAGGAAGCCGCTTCCCGTAGGCGCTGAACTGGTTCCGCGCTGAGATCACGCTCTGAAGCGACTGACCGGTCAGCGCCGCGCGGTTCGCCATCACGCTCGCGATGTGGACCATGTCGTTGTAGCGCTGGCTGATGGTTCGGCCGCCGGCCTCCCCAAGCAGGACGCCGACCGCATCTCGTGCGATTTTTGCCATGGAGGCTCCATGAGATAGGCCGGCAGCGATCACGCTGGAGATGGCGTGATCGTCTGCAATTCTGGAATTTACGGCGAGGAAGTGCTATCTCTCGCTTATGCAGATTGACGAGACTGCCGTCACGTCCCGTAGGTTTGGCGGCCTGTGGCATTTTCTCCAGATCGCGATCGCTTTGGTCGTCCTCACCGCCAACGCTTATGGCGGCTGGATCAGCAACGGCTACATGGCTGCGATCAACGCCGGCTTCCTCGCCCTCGCGGTAACGTGGCTGATCGCAAAGGCCCTAGATGCCAAACGATATGGCATTCGAGCCGTCCTGCCCGAAAAGCGTGCTGCCTTTGTCGTGGGACGGGCGATTGTTCTGGCCGTTGCCGGGTTTATCGTGCTCATCATCCTCGGCGGGCAGTTCCTCATGTGGCTCAAGGGCCAATGAGCTTCTGACGGGCAAGATCAGAACCCATCAGGGCTTGCAGAGCCAACCTCTTGAGCGTGTCGCTGCCGCCGGGCCCTAGCAGTTGGTTGCTGAGGTAGCTCTGTACGGGAGAGGACATGAGAGCCTTCCCGGCTACGGCCGGCGCCAAGAGGCCGGCGAGCAGCCCCGGAACACCGCCCGCCAATGCGCCGCCGCCGGCCAGCAACGGGCTTCCGAGGTTTCGCACGGCTGTTCTGGCCGCTGTCCCAGAGTTCGGCAGTGGCGACATGACCGTCTGCCCTGCCTTCGCCAGCTTCGTAAAATCACTGACGCCGGTCGCGAACCCATCCTGGTTCCCCGCCGCAGCGGCCGAGCGCAGACGCGCAGGAGAGATCACCCCTCGCCCGGCCTCTTCCCCGGCGCCGACCGATGCCTTGTTCAAGACCTTGTAGTTTCCATACTGGCGCCGCAAGGCGGCCCATTTCCCCGCGTCCTGCGGATTGATGGAGCGATCCATGGCATTGTCGAGCGCGTCCCGCAGCCCTCGGAGGGCGGCGCCCAAGGTGCGATTGTTTGTCGAACTTGCCGCCTGCGTAAGATCGCTTCGGATCGTCTGATACTCGGCTCCAGACAGTTTGCCGTTGTTCGCCGTGAAGCGGGAGATCATATCATCAGCGAGTTCCGCGATGATCGGCTTTTGCTGTGCCTCCAGAAGTTTGTCGTAACGGTTGAGCGTGGTTCCAATGTCTCGCCCGAGCTGCTGATCGGCAAAAACCGTGTTGCGCCCGGCGATATCCTCGAACTGCTTCCCCAAACCGCCCTTGAGCGCCGCCAGATTGTCAGGGGTCGCCAATCCCGAGCCCCCGGCCTTGCGCATGGCGGCATCTGTAAACGCCTCACCCTGCCTTTCCATCAGATCGGAGGCCTTTATGCCTCCAAGTTCGCTCTCGGCGTAGCGCAGTCCCCTACTTCCGGTGCGCTGGCCGGCGGTGAGCGGCACGCCCTCCTGCGCCAGAAAATCAGCCGCAGCAGTGCGATCCACCGATGACGGGAACGGAGTGATTACCTTGCGCGCGAGCATCGGCACCGAGCCGCCGGCAATAGCCCCCGCGATCCGCGCGAATGGCTCCAAGGACGATCCTTCCGTCAACTGCCCTGCCGCCTCGCTTCCAAGGCCGGGAAGAAGGGCCTGAGTGACTAGCCGCTCCGCAATCCCCGCCTTCCCGCTCGGTAGCGCGGCGGCGGGCACAAATTCCCCCACCGTCCGCGCATACTTTCCCGCTGTCGTCTCGGGCTCGTAGGGCTTCCCTAGAACTGGTTCCGTTACGCCACGAATCTCCGACGTAGGCAGAGCCCAAGGCATGCCGGTGAGACGCCGAGCGACTTGGCCGTAGCTGCGCGCAGCTTCTGGAGAAGCCCCCATCTTCTGCGCCGCCCACTCGGTTATGCCGCGTTGAGCCTCACCCACGTCACCAAAGGCCCCAATACCGGCCTCGATACCTTGGCGAACACCGGAAAGACCGGATTTCAAGATATCAACAGCCGTGCTGGGTTGCGCGACCGCTCCATCATCCTCCTGCCGCGCCTTCTGGTACTTTGACCACGGACCGCTTGCGGGCTGCTGACGCTGATATTTTTCCCAAGGACCGGATTGCGTCATTGGACAGGTTCCCAACTATTCGGGTCGCTTGGATCGCCCCCTTTGAACCGGTAGCCGTCTTCTACAGCCCCCGGCTGGAGACCGCCCACTGAAGGCTCTCCTGTGAACAGCGGATTGGCTTCCGCCCACTGCCGGATGGCTTGATTGAACCCTGCATCGAGCCGGCCGTTCTGCTGGACGTATTGATCGGCCAGTTGAGCGATTTCAATCTTCCGGCGCTCCATCGCCCGGAACGCTTCGAGCATGCGCCGATTGCCCTCGGGGGACCGATCGATGCCGACCTGAGAATCCTTGAGGAACTTGATATCCCTGTCGGAGAGGGCGCCAGGCATGCCCATCCCACCGTCCGGCGAGCGCATAGTAAGCGCCATCCTGTTTTGCACCGCACGGATAAGCTCGCCACCGGCCAGCTTCTGCGGATCGGTATCCATGCCCATCGCAGAGCCAAGCTGGCGCAGCGTCAGTTCGGCATCGGCTCCAAGGCCAGTACGGACGCCGCTGTTCAATGCCTGTTCAGCGAGATCGTACATGCCCATCATCTGTTGAGCATTGCCGGCTGCGGACGTGATATCGTCGTAGCGCTTGGCGAACAGCTTTGCGCTCTCCTGATCCCACGCCTTTTCGCCGGCTCCTACGTTGACGTTGGTCGCGCCAGAACTGCGCACCGCCTGCTCGTACTGGAGCCTTCCGAGAGGCTGGCGCCCGGCCGCGACCTCATCGCGGGCGTAGGCGTCGTATTCCTTCGTCCCGCTGGTGCGATCGGCATTGTCCTGCTCAAAACGGAGTTTGCGATTTTCCAGAAGCTGCTTGTAGGCATCCTTGACAGGAACAAGGCCGTCCCAAACATTTTGGGCCAGTTCTGGATCTTCCTCATGGATGGCCTTGAAGGTCTGATTGCGCAGAAGAGCGTTCTGCTCTTCGGCGATCTGGTCTTCTTTGTATCTTATGGCCGAATCCAACTTGCGGCGATTGTCGGCGCCATCCGTGGTCATGCCGAGACGGTACAGCTGCTCACGCTGCGCCAAGAGGTTTTGCAGCTTCGAGGGCGGGCTCGCCTGCGCCGGCTGGGCCGGCGGGGCGTCCTGCTGCGGAGATGCCGCACCACTGGCCTGCCCCTGGCGGCGAATATTCGCGATTTCAAAGGCGTCACGCGGCGAGATACCGCTATCAGCGGTAACGAGCGCGGCTGCCTCTGGATCGTTGGCTTTCAGCCAGTCCAGCGTCTTGTTGCCTTCGTAGGAGCCATCGCCGGTCTGCGTGGACTGCACCACGACTTCAGGCAGGTTGGTCACAGGCTCCAGATTGTCCGTGTCCGGCGGTGTCTGACCGGTATTCAGGTGGTAGAGATCACCCATTGCCGCACCGCGAAGGCCGAACTGCGTCTGCGTCGGCGCGGTAATTCCGCCAATTGGCGGATTTTCCAGTGCGTCAACGGCCGGATAGCCGGAGCCGCTGTCTGCGCCCGGGCCGGCGGCGCCGGGGATGCCGCCAAGGTCTCCGAGACCGCCGGATGCTCCACCTCCGCTGCCAAGCGCGCCGAGCAGGTTGGAGTTGAAGCTCTCGTTCGCCGCCTTCTGAGCCTCCCGTTGCCGCTGCTCAATCCAGAGCTTTGCCGCGTCAGGGTTGGCCGAAAGCATTGCAGCCTGATCATCTGGCGCGCCGAACTGCTTGAGGACAGCCGCAATCGCCGCCCTCTCCTGATCCCGCTCGTCCATCCGCATCTGCTGCGCCTGCAAGCCGCCGTAGAACTGGCCGAAATTCTGCAACGGCGCATTGCGCGGGCTCGACATGAGAGACATGCCGATTGCCTGGAGCATGTTCCCGCCTGCCGGGGAATCCAGATAGCCGCCGAGGCCGCCAAGACCGCCTGCCATGGTTCACCTCAACCGAAAAGCTTGCTGAAGATGGAGCCGGCAATGGTTCCGCCACCACCGGTCCCGGCGCCAAGCAAGGTCGTCCCAAGGCCAAGAAGCCCCTGCCCCGTGCCGGTCGAATTGTCGGGCTGCGTCGATGTGGACGAGCTCTTGCCCCACGAATTCGAGTCGTAGACGCCCGGAATGAGGCTGGCGAGCCGACCCAAGGTCGTCCACGGAAGATCGATGCTCTTCTGCGAAAAGTCCTGCTGAGACTGCCCGGCGCCAAGCAGCGCATTGATCGCGGAAAGCTGCCGGCTGAGATCGGCCGAAGCGAGATTGCTCTGCATCCCGAAGGCCGAAAGAGCATTGCCGGCGTTCGTCGCATTCGCCTGCTGCTGGCGGTCCGTATTCTGCGAGGCAAGGCCTGTCGCCCGATCATAGGCCGAGGACAGCAGGGACGGCACCATCTGGGCGGTCGTCTCAGCCAGGCTGCGATCAAGCTGGCCGCGCTGGATGGCCTCGCGCGAGCCGCCGAACGAACCGGCCGCCGCCGACCTCGCACCGATCTCCGCAGCCGACTTATCGCGTTCCCTTCGCATATTAGCCAGCGCAGGGTCGATGACCGACTGCACGAACGGATTCATGAACTGCCGGTAGTCATCGCTCCCGAGCTGGGCCGCCGTCATCTTGCTGCGGCCCATGATGTCGTCGGCCGTTGGCGCGCCGTCGCTCTGCCCATACTGCAAGGCCGAGCCACGCAGCATGTCATAGCCCTTCATCTGGTCAGGGTTCAGACCAGCCAGACCGTATTCCGACGCATTGCCGAGGAAATTCTGCCCCAAGCCGAGTCCAACCCCGGCAAGGTACTTTTGAATGTCCTGCGTCCACGGAGCGTAGTTCGTGCCGCCGGTCTGATTGGTGTTCTGCGTCGTGGTTTGAGTGTCGCCACCGCCCATGTCAGAAATCCCTTACGATCAGCACGGCCAGCTCTCGCCAGCCGGTCAATGCCCTAAGCCAGCCGCGCCGGCCGAGAATGGTGAGACGCTGGGCGCCGATGGATTTGGCCCACGCCTCGACGCGCTTTTCGATCTTGCGAAGATCAGTGAGAGACCGGCCGGGCTTTCCGGCCCCGAGCCAGCCGCGAACCTCGACCATGCCCGTATCGTACCGCTCTATCGACGTGATCAGGGCGGCGTTGCGCTCGGTCCAGAGTTGCGCGCGACCGTCCAGAAGCCGTTGCAGGACGGATTCCCTTGTGTGCGTATCGCCGTAGCGCTTGGCCGCCTTTTCCAGCCAAGGCCAAACGCGACAAAACTCCGAGATCATCAGCGTTGGGCGCCGCTCTTCTGGATCACGACGGCCTTCACGCCGTCCCGCCAGCCCTCGTTGTCGGGGCCGTTTTCCCAGCGGATTTTCACCTGCCGGCCCATGCGCCGGAATTGCAGACGCTTCGTTGTCGGCTTGACCGAATGCGGTCCTTCCGTCGCCACCGGGCCGATGGCGTTTTCTCGAAACTCGAAGCTGATCTTGATGTCCCCGACCTGATAGGCGTGATCGCACCGAAATTCGGAGATCGCCGTCAGATTGTTGCCGTCCTCGATGTCGGCGTATCCAGTTTCGAGGCTCCAGCTCATCGTCATGCCGTCGGCAAGGTGGCCAAGCTCGTGCTTGTAGACGATGTGATCGACGCCGAAGCCGATAGGGTTCGAAAACACACCGTCGCGCACCCATGTGGTGCGGGGCAACTCGCCTTGGGTCCAATAATTTTCGACCCAGTTGTAGGCCACATAGTGCGAGCACTCGGTGTTCTCGCCACGCGGGTAAAACCACCAGATTTCCGAGTATTTCGAGTTCACCCCGGCGTAGATTTTGGACTTCTGCGCGGCGTTGAGGTTGTTGTAGACATCATCCCTGAGCGGGCAGTCGATGATCTGAGGGATGGCGCCCTGGAAGATGTAAAAATTCCCGTCGCCGCTCATCCAGAACGAGATGCCGTTGATTTCCGCAGCAGCGAACCGCGCGATCAGCCCGCAGCCGGACGCGATCAGGGCAAAGGAAAACACCTCCGTCCCGCCGACAAACTGCATCGAATAGAGCGATGTGTCGGTGAAGAGAAGGTTCTGCTGGCGTGTCGCCTTTCCGGCCACGATCCGACTACCAACGCGGAGTGAATTCTCACCCGCCAGACTGTTGTTGTCTGGAACCCATGACCGCGCATTCCCCTGATCCGACCATCGCACCAGCATTGGGTTGAAGTCGCCATCCGCCTCCGTCGTGCCGAGCAGCACCACGAAGCCATTCGGATCGACGAACATCGAATTGATGTATGTCGGCGCATTGGAGATCGGCGCGCACTCGACTTCCTTCACGGAAACCTTGTCGATATCCTGCCCGACACCTATCCTCGTGACGCCCCGGAACACAAGATCAAGGATGGGCCCGGCCGGCGCCACGAAGACAACCGAATAGCCCGGATCAGTGCCAAACTGCGGATAATAGCCCGGAAAGATGTCGACCATCGCGGGAGGATCGCCCGTGTTCAGGCTCACCGTCATGGTGTTGGAATCGACGTTCGCGCCCCGCTTCGACTTGAACGACAGCCGATATGCATGCCCAGGCTTGAGTTTGCCCTTCATCGTTTGGGACAGATTGCTGGTATTGCCAGCGGACTGATGCGCGAGACCGCCTGAGATCGACCAGCCCGTTCCCTTCGCCCAATCGCTGTTCGTCGTGAAATCGCCGTTGACGACAAGCTCGGGCGCGGCTGCGTCCAGAATGTACCCGGCGCAAAGTGTGCCGCCATCGCGAACGGTGACGATTTGCTCTCCGAAATTGTCGATAGACCACGTGGTAGGCACCGCTGGCGGGCTGGTGGACGCGTCCAGAACACCGGCTGGCAGGCTCGCATAGGCCCGTGAGAAATCTTCCTTATTGGAACCGCCCGCCAGCCCAGCACCGCCCCACGTCAACGTGCTGCCCGCAGGGCTCGGCAGATCGTACGTGTAGTGGTTTACGTCGATTACGCCCGTGACGATTTCCGTCCGGACGTTCTCGCCCTTCTCCACGAATGTGACGCTATCCCCGACACGAAGCCCATGGCCGGGGTGCGTGACGACGACCGCCTTCAGGCCCGCGGTCCGCGAAAACGGGTTCGCGCCAAGCACGACCTCGGTCAGGAGCGGCGTGATCGCCCTCGGCGTCGTGCCCGAGTAGAGCTTATCCTGCGTCCCGTAGGCGATGCGTGCGGCGCCATCCAGTGTCGCCCACGACTTCGCGCCCCGAACGATCCCATCGAAGGTCACATTGGAATAGCGCTGCCATCCGCCGATCGTCTCGGCATAGCCACGCCGCCAGCGCACCTTATCGCCTTGGACATAACCGCCCTCGGATGCCAGTTCAGAACTGTCGATGACGATCCCAGGCTTGAACTCAAGCTTGACGGTCGTCCACATCAGCTGGGGCTCCATGGGTTTTGAGAGCCCCAAGGGCCGCCGCCCCAGCCGTTCCCGCGTCCACGGCCACCGAAGCCGCCGAGCCCGCCAAGGCCACCGTAGGAGCCGCTGAGGGGCGAATTGGGCTGCCCATAGCTCGGTGTGTTCCACGACTGCGCGGCTTCCGGCATCGTCGCACCGGAACTGCCTCCCCAGCCGTACCAGTTCTGGCCGACATCCATCGAACCAGCGAAGGGAGCGGAATAGCTGTCGTTGATCATGCCCCCGCCGTAGCCTCCGCCTAGCGTGTAATTGTTGTAGGCGAGGTTGGCGTAGCGGTTGCGCTCGTCCTGTTGGGCGATCTTGTTGTTCACACCTCCAACGATGGAATTCCAGTCGGCCGCGCTCTGGCCGGTTGGCAGAGGATTGAAAGACGTCCAGTCGGCGCCGGCATCCTTGAAGAGGTTCTTGAGACCGACCTGATCAGGCCCCGTCCATGCAGCCAGAGGCTTGTCCGTGTCCGCGAAGCGATTGCTGTAGACGATGCCATTGTCCCGAATGTCGCCAACGGTCCTGTCGCCCTGGTCTTTCAACCCAAGCGACAGCAGATAATTGGCCGCGTCGTCGGATATCCCTCCTCCGAAGGCACGCTTGATCGTGTCGATGGGCGTATCGCCCTTCTGGAAGGCCGTGTAGTTGTAGCCCGCCGTCCCCGCCAGAAGCGCTTTGGCGTCGTCCAGTGTCGGGTTGAACGTCCCGTCTGCCAGAGTGCTCCGGCCGTTTCCGGCGCCCTGGTAATACATCGGCGTCGCGGTGAAATCATTCGGGTCGAACTGTTTTGCAACGTTTACCCCATAGAGGGGATCGTAGATGTACTGCTGCCCCGTATAGCTGGCCGGGTTGTCCTTGAAATAGTCGAGGAGGTTTTGCGCCGCCTGATCCTGCGCCGCGAGCCTCGCCTGCGCATCCTTCTCCTGCCGCGCCTGTGCGTTTTCGGCCTGCCGATCATAGGCGGCGCGCGCACGCGCCATCATCTCCTGCGGTGTGCGGATGACCTCGCTTTTGGTCGGCGCCAGCGGCGTGAAATTCGGATTGCCGTACATGAGCTACTCCAGCGCGGTCACGCGGGTCTTAAGGTCTTCGATCTCGGCCTTCTGGCTCTCGATCGTTCCCTGAGCCTCGGAGACCTGCGCACTGAGCTGCGCGATGATCGAGTTGAGATCGTCGGCCAGTCGCTTGCCCCACGATGGGGCGGTCGCGTCGACAACGGCGCGTCGGGATTGAGCGGGAGGCATTGTTAAGCTGCCGTAGAGCGGAGCCGGGAGACCTGCATCCTTCGACTGGTCTCTTCAAGAAGGTCGTCGAGCGTAGCCTGTTCTTGTGCGGCCAGAACCTCGCCGGTTTCACTATCGCCCATCCAATTTGCCCATAGTTTGGACTCGACCCTGAACCGGATGAGTTCTTCCGCTTCATTCATCCATGGATTGCCGTCCTCATATGCGTTGGCTGGCGCCGGCCACCGCGTCACTCCTGCGATTTTCACAGGGTAGGCGGCGTTTGGGACGGGATAGACGCGCAGTTCCTGCCCATAGTAGGCGTATTTCGCAGGCACACTCTCTGGAGCGGCGCCCAGATCGATCATGCGATCCATCTCTTTTGGCGCAACTGGCGAAAGGTGCCTCGATCGCCCTCCGTGGGCGAGAGAGACGAAATCGATGCTGATCAGATTCGGGATGTCCGCATGGGCTGCGCCCGTATAATCGGACTGACCGGATACGGTATCAAAAGCCACGCGGCTTCGCCGTTCGTTAAACCAAAACCGCCGCCCGCTGTAAAATCTGATGGCGGAATAGGCCTCTTGAGCCGCAGCTTGGCGTAGATCGTATCGCTTTGTTTCAGCGGTTACGCGATCAAGCATATCGTACAGCTTTGCCATGAACGATCCTCGACTGGATGGTAGCCGGGGCCAAGCTTCGGCCCCGGCTATGACCGTCAGCGGTCGGGCAGCGTGTAGGCGATGACGACACTGGCCTGTCCGGCCGTAGCGGCCCCGCCGCTTACCGCCTGCGTGGCGATGATCTTGGTGTCGGCGGCCACCTTCATGGAGACCGCTTCATCAAGAGCCACAAAGGCGATAGCGCCAGTTGCCAGCGCCGTCGCATACAGGTCGTCATTGGCGGGCGTGCCGATATTGAGCGTATTGGTCGATCCGTTGTTGAACGCGACCTGAACGTCAACGCCCGACATTGCCTTGTGAATGACCGCTCCGGCCGGCAAAATCCCGACCGTCAGCGCACCCGTATCCCCGAACACAATATCTCGGCGCAGATAGTGAATCTGCTGCGTGGTATTGCGTCGCGCGGTGCTTCCGGGAGTGTTGGTGGGCATATTCGTATCTCCTTATGCCGGGACGGCGTAGGTGGAGATGACGATGGACCCGAAGTCCTCGCCATTGTAGCGCCCCTTCTTCATTCCGAAGATAAGGGAGCCAGCCACGCCGAGTTCATTTTCGTAGTCGAAGACATCTTCGACCCACTTGAACTTCGTCGGGCCACCGTTCTTGCCGAAAGCCACGGAAATCGCCTGGGCGCCGCAGAATACGGCGCGGCGAGTGCTGCTTACCGAAACGCCGCTGGAGGAATTTACCCCCTGCGGAATACGGTGCGCCTCCACCAGGAGCGTGCGGTTGTAGATCCCCACCGCGCCGGTATAGAACGCGGAAGAATCCCGCTCGCCGCCCTGCAAGCGAGACTTCTGGAGGTCGAACCAATTGCCGGCCGACGCAGTGTCCTTGCGCAGAGAAAGTACCTGATCGGGATGCACGAAGCAGACATAATCCACGTCGCGGCCGAGCCCCTTGATTGATCGCAGCGGGGGGGCCGCCGTCGACGCCTTGTTACGGGCATCATCGATCAAGCTGAGCTTAAACGGCTCCGAATTGGTGAGGGACTGGTCGTCGGTCTTCGCTCCAGGCCGGATTACGCGATTGCTGGACGGCGCCAGCGGATCGTTGAAGCCGGTATACTTCTTGTTGTTCTGAGCGGTGTTGCCGGCGAGAACGTTGAAGAAGGAGGTGTCCAGCCTGTCGGCCCACCAATCCTTCAGCGTCTCGTATGCCTCCTCGCGCAGTTCGTAAGGAACACGCTGACGGTCAATCGAGCCCTCGTTCTTCACGCGGATCGCGTGACGAAGTTCGTTGATGATCATCGTATCGGAATAGCGGGTGATGTTCTCCTCGTTTCCTTCGAGAACTTCGCCTTCCGACACGCCCTCGCCGCTGGCGAGCATGCGCAGGCCCCAAGTGATTTGATCGCCGGGGCCCTTCTTCAGTTCAGTCATTTCCTGTGCAAGCGAGGACGCAGACGAACCGATGTACGAAGCGAAATGGGTCTCTTTGAGCGCTTCAACATCGAGCCGCCTAGCCCACACTTTCACAGCCAAGGCGTCGTTGACGCCAAAGCTGGTGACAGCCATGGTCTTGTTTCCTTCTGGAAATTGCGGGTGGGTTGAGACGCGCGTGTCGTGCAGCCAACGGGACACCAGTGACGCTCTGGGCCTGCGAACATGCTCGTATCGGGGAGCTACCGAGAGGGAATTTTGAGGCGGCCCCTATGCCGCCCGCCCGTAACGTTGGGCGAGACGAAGTCTCCGGCTATGCCGGGCTAGCGGCTCAGCGCCGCCTTGAAGCCCTTTTCTCCGTTCTTCGAAAGAAAGGCCTGAAATTCATCCTCGGTCATTTCAGCGAGAGCCTTGGTGTCGACCCTGCCGCGACTTGCGCCGCTCGTTCCAAGGCCCGACATGGAACGGTTCGCCTCCTGCCCCCGAGCGACAGTTTCTAGGCGCTCAGCAGCAGGAACCTGTCCGGCTTCCCTCTGCTTTGGCGACCATCCGCGAGCGCGGGCGATATCCATCATGGCGTAGGCAGGATGACGATTGGCTCGCATCTGCTGTTCGACAAAGATCAACTCGTCTTGGCGAACTTGAGCCTCGATCTGTGTCGGCGGGAGGCCAGACGCGGCGAGTTCCTGCTTCCGCTGATTGATGAGGTAATTGTATGCGTCAGGGAGGTCAGGTTCAGATTTTGCAGTATCAGCCGCGATATTGCTCCACGCCTGCACAAGGTTGTTTACGTATTGGCTTGTCTGCTCTCGCTCGAACTCTGCCCTCCTACGCTCAGCTTCGGCGCGCTTCATCTCCGCCAATTCGTTCTGCGTCCATTGGAGAGATGCAAATACGTCGGCTTCCGGGCTGGGAGGGTCGGCCGGCCTCTGCTGCTGAGCGACATTGGCCTGCTGCATCATTGCAAGACGCTGATCCACGACCTGAAACTGACGCTGCATCTGGGCCAACTGGCCCTCTAGCGCATAGCGGCGCTCTCGCTCCTCCCGAAGGGCTCGATAGTCAACCTTCCGGCTTTCATCGGAACCTTTTTCGGCAGGTTTCTGCGCCCCATCTGAGGGTGCCTGAGCGCCATCTTCTCCGTGCTGGGGCGATATTTCTTCTTCGGCATTCTTCGGCTGGTCGGCCCCTACTACGGGAGCGCCACCGGCGTCGCTCGCTTCTCCACGATTGTCAAAATAGGCCTTTTCTTCCGGCGACAGGACGTCATCGGAAATTTCTTGGTCTGACATGTCTTTTCTCCGGCCGTATCGTTGGCCAACGTAATGCGCCTCTATCGCGGGGCGCGTGCGATCCCGCCGTTCCGTGGGCGGATACGAATTATTGCGCCATGCCACCAGGCTGAACGGCAAACGGCATCGGCGCCATCGGCGG